GAACCCCTAACGTAAAGTCGAGGGCAATCAGCAGCCAAGCCTCTAACGAGGAAGGTTCAACGACTATCCGCAAGGAGTAGGATCAAGCGATCCGAAGCGCAGGGCATCCCTCTGGGATGGTGATATAGTCTCGTCTTACTGGATAACAGTAAGCAGCCGAAAGGCGGTCTGAAACTAGCGATTTCAGATGAAGGTAAACGAAAAACGAAAGTGACCAAAGCACCGACATCGGCAACGCTGCCGACTTTGGTGTTTCACTTGCGTATCACAAAGATGCGTTCGTGTTTGCGACGGCTGATCTGGTCATGCCAAACGGCGTTGATTTCTCAGCGCGTGAGGTCATGGATGGAATCTCAATGCGGATTGTCAGGGACTACAGCATCAGTGCTGATACGTTCCCGACTCGTATTGATGTTCTCTACGGTTACAAGACGGTTCGACCAGAACTGGCGTGTCGTATCCAGATGAACTAAAGCGGATGGGAGCCGTCGCAAGGCGGCTCCCAATGCTTTGAAGTGAGGTAAAATGCCAAAGGTATGGAT